CTCTGACAGCCAGGTATTTAGGTAAAAGAGGTCCCCTAGCGGATGGTGAATTTCGCTACCTAACCGAAAACTATTCAGGAATTAATCAACTTCAATATATGAATCATGATCAATCTAGCGGTCAAGATAATAGATATTTTTTAAAACTTACTCATCAGCATCAATTTGGTAGGGGTTGGTCAGGATCTTATGATCTTCAAAAAGTATCAGATAATACTTACTTTTCTGATTTAGCCACTATGATTCAAGTTACTAGCGTGGTTAATTTACCTCAAAGAGCAAATCTAAATTATTCAGGTGATGTTTGGAAATTAAACTTACTAACTGAAAAATATCAAACATTAACAAATGCATCAAATTCTCCATATCAAAGACTTCCACAAGTTAATCTCTCGGGAAAAAAAGACTACGATAATTTCACATTAGACCTTAAGTCACAATGGACTCTTTTTGAAAGGGATAATAAGTTCGCATCAACATTCACAGAAGCGCAAAAGATTACTGGAAGCAGATTTACAATGACTCCAGCAATCACTATTCCACTAACCTCTGAATACGGATATATTAAACCGAAAGTTTCTGCAAATATTAGATCTTATAATCTTAACAATTCACCTGATAATAACAAAGATATAATCACACCAATTTTCTCTTTGGATAGCGGTGTTTATCTCGACAGAAATATAAATTTTTTAAATCAAAGCTATACAAACACGCTTGAGCCGAGATTATTTTATGTCTACATTCCATATAAAGATCAATCGGTATTGCCTAACTTTGACTCAGGCCTTGCTGATTTAAATATGCAAACTTTATTTTATGAGAATCAATATAATGGGCAAGATCGAATAAATGATGCAAATCAATTAACTGCATCATTAACATCTAAATTTTTAGATAAAAATGGTAATACAAGGGTAGTTTTATATGATTGGTCTGAAGTGATAGGAGATCTTTTATTAGCATCTCATGGAAATTCTTCTCTTCCTCCTCGATATTATGATACTTCTATTGTTTATCCTCACGGTACTGGTGTAGCCTCAGTAGCGGCTGGGAGGTTAAATGGGTGGGCTAAAGGAGCTACTATATATGACTTAAAAACAGGTCCTTATAGTAGTGATGATGGATTTTATAATAAGGGGATTAGCCCCGCTGAGGGTTTTGTAGCTATTAAAAGATTTCATCAAAATAAATCTATTGATCCTATTACTAAAGTAAAAAGACCAACAATAGTTAATATGAGTTTTGGTTTTTTTACAGCTATCCTAAATAAAAACCCAGCTACAGGCTACACTCCAGGGGTTCAAGATTTTATGTATAAGGGAACTGTTTCTTTATCTTCTTCTTTAGGATGGAGTGGTGATGATAATATACCTAGTATTGATTATCAAATACGATTAAAAACAAGCCAAAGTGATAGTTACGCTATTGGTATTGAAGCCCCTACATCTTGTTATTTTGAACAAGAATATGATCTTTTTAAAAACTTAGTATCTGGTTGTTTAGCTGAAGGAGTAATTATGATAGCAGCAGCTGGGAATACTTGTGAGATTATATCCCGTGAGAATGAATCTCGTATATATGATTCTTATGTAGTGCCTATGCCCGGAACAGATTTAGGTGTATATCTAGGCCTTAGGGGAAGAGAAAAATGGAAGTATTCTAATAGAGCAGGAAGCCCAAAAGAAAACCCAGGAGTAATAAGTGTAGGGTCTTTAAGTCCACATTTAATTTTTCCCAAAACCCCAATCTCAGGAACTATTCCTTTTAATATTTTTGGCCCTGTAAAACAATGGTATTATACAGATAATTTTGATATCCCTATTCCTTCTTATGATCATGGTGATGTAATAAATTGGACTCTTCCTCAAAATGATCCCCAATCTAAACTTGGATATGGCGTTGGTGACCCCTTCCCAGGGTGGGAAGAAGCTTACAATTCAGCCTCTTTAGTTATCTCAGGCTTTTCAGTTATAGGCCCAGCTGTGGAAATATTTGCTGCTGGGGAAAATATCCCTATAGCCCTACCAGCTAATGTTTACCCAGGTGGTCCCTATAATAGTGTTTATAATAATACCAATCCCCGATTTTACTCTATATATGATTCCTCTTACACAGGTACTTCATGGAGGATGGGTATAACTAATGGTACTTCATTTTCTTCTCCTCAAGTAGCGGGGGTGGCTTGTTTATATTTCCAAATGAACCTAGCGGCTACTGTTGATGATTTTAGAAATTTTTTGGAACATTATGCTCCTAAAGATCCTAGATTAAGAGTTTTTGATGATGATGCTTTAAACAAAGGAACAGATTTTACAGGAAGTTTTTATATTAATCAGCCTTATAATGCTATGCGTAGTATAAGTTTGTTTGGATCTTCTAACAAAATACTTCATTGGCCTTTTACTAAAGTTAACCCACTCACTATTACTTAATATTTATATCCAAACACTATGGCAAACACTCCTATTTGGCCTGGCTCATCATCATTTTTCCCAGGTGACACACCTTTTGGATTTTATGATAATGATACAGACTTTCAAATTGATGCTGATAAAGTAGCTATATTTGTAGCTAGAAGATTAGGGTATCCTTTAGTAGATGTAGAATTACAAGACATTAATTTTTATTCAGCTTTTGAAGAAGCTATAACAATATATGGTAATGAAGTTTATGCTTATCAAGTAGCTCAAAATTATCTATCTTTAGAAGGAGCTCCTACAGGCTCAAATTTAAATAATACTTTAACACGCCCTAATTTAGGAACTATAGTTAGAATTTCTGAGCAATATGGAGTTGAAGCTGGAGTAGGGGGTAGTGTAACTTGGAGAACGGGTAGTTTAGATTTAAAAAGAAATGTTCAAAAATATAACTTAAATGAATGGGCTGTTAGTCAAAGTATAGATGCTGGTAATTTAGAAATTAAAAGAGTTTTTTATGAGTCTGTTCCTCCTATTATAAGATATTTTGATCCCTATGCTGGTACAGGTACTGATGTTCAGGGTTTACTTCAAGCTTTTGGGTTTGGTTCATACTCACCAGGTATTAATTTCTTATTAATGCCTATTAACTATGATTTACAAAAAATTCAAGCCATTGAATTTAATGATCAAATTAGAAAATCAAATTACAGTTTTGAAGTAATTAATAACCAACTTAGAATATTCCCTATCCCTTTCTCAGACCAAAAATTATTTTTTGAGTATATCTTAAAATCTGATCGTAATAGTCCCATTGTATCTGGTAGCATGGGGCAGGGTAAGATAACTAATGTTTCAAATGTTCCTTATACTAATCCAACATATTCTTATATAAATTCAATAGGTAGACAATGGATATTTGAGTATACTTTAGCTTTATGTAAAGAAATGTTGGGTTATATTAGAGGTAAATATTCAACTGTTCCTATACCAAATTCTGAAGTGACTTTAAACCATGGAGATTTAATAACAGCTGCTACAGCTGAAAAAACATCTTTAATTGAAAGATTAAGAGCATATTTAGATGAGACTTCTAGAAGTAAATTACTAGAGAAAAGAGCGCAAGAATCTGATAATTTGCAAAAGGAATTAAGTAATGTACCTTATACAATTTATGTTGGCTAATGGCACTATTTGGAAGATCTAGAGATATTAATCTATTCACAACTATCACTAGAGAGTTGATGGGAGATATTATTACTCAACAATGCGCTTTTTACAAATACAAATTAGAACAAACAACAGTTAACATATATGGTGAGGCTTCTGAAGGTAAATTTTTTGATGGGCCTATTTTATTTAATTGTTTAGTTGAAAGACAAGATCAACAATTTGCAGTTGATGATTTTGGAGTAGATTATTTAAGAAATGCTACATTTAGATTTTTAAGAGAAGATTTAATAGATGCTAGTCTAGTTCCTGAGGTTGGGGATGTTATTTTATATAATGAGGCATTTTATATAATAGATTCTACTAACTCTAACCAATATCTCTTAGGCAAAGACCCAGACTATCCAAATGAAACTAACCCATTAAACCCAGGATTAAGCCAATTCGGTTCTAATTATTCAATAATTTGTTCAACCCACTATACCCCAGCTGATAAGCTAGGCTTAGAATTAACAAGACTCTAATGGCTACTAAAGGAAGAACTCCAACCCCTAAATCTCAATATGAGATTTCAACTGGTCAAGCTAAAGAATTAAATAGAGGAAATAAAAATTCTTTTAAGGGAGATACTACTAAGCCTTTTTCTATAGAATTTAAAGATATAGATGAGTCTATAATGTATTATTTTCAAAATGTTATCAAACCTTTTGTAATACAAAATGGGCAAAGAATAGTAGTCCCTGTCATATATGGTTCACCTGAAAGGTGGAAATCTTTTCAACGTGATGGATATTATAGAGACAAGGAAGGAAAAATTATGGCTCCTATAATAATGTTTAAAAGGAATTCTGTTACTCCTGTTAAAGGTCAATATAATAAATTAGACGCTAATAATCCTATTAATGTAGCTTATTTTCAAAAAAGATATAATAAGCAAAATGCTTATGATAAATTTAATATTCTTAATAATAGGGTTCCTATAAATGAATTTTATGCTGTAGTTGTACCTAACCATGTAACAGTTAGTTACAGTTGCGCTATTACAACTTATTACATGGAACAACTTAACAAAATAGTTGAATCAGTTACATATGCTTCAGATTCTTATTGGGGTAATCCTGAAAGGTTTAAATTTAAAGCTAATATAGACTCTATAGCTACTATTACAGAATTAACAGATGGTAAAGATAGAATAGCTAAAGCCACTTTTGATATCAGTATGAATGGGTATATTATACCTGATATTCCTCAAAAAGATTTAACAGTAGATAAAAAAGTATTTAGTACAGGTCAATTTATTGTTGAGACTGAAACTGTGGTTAACATTAATGATGTTAATAACCGTCCTCAAAAATCAATTAATGTAAAAAATCCACAAAATACCGATACAGGAAATTTTTGAAAAAAAATCTAATATTTATAGAAAACATAAAATATTTATATTATGAGTGAACAAATACAGTTATCCCAAGAAGAACTTGACAACATCAAGCAGTTACAAGCTACCCAACAAAATCTAATTTCTAGATTTGGACAAGTAGAATATCAATTACAAGTATTAGAAGCTCAAAAAGATGAATTAGTTACATCTTTAGCTAGATTGCAAGAAGAAGAAACTAGTTTAGGTAAACTTTTGACAGAAAAATATAGTAATGGATCTATAGATCTAGATTCAGGACTATTTACAAAAACCTAATAAGAATTAAACACATAAAACAACATGGCAGAACAAATAGTATCACCTGGTGTATTTACAAGAGAAAATGACCAGTCATTTATAACTCAACAACCGGTACAGGTAGGTGCCGCTATTGTTGGTCCTACAGTTAAAGGACCAGTTGAAATTCCTACTGTAGTAACTTCATACAGTCAGTATGTTAATAAATTTGGTACTACTTTTGTTAGTGGAAACCAAACTTA